TTAGTGAGTAGCACCTTTTGGCAGTATTGACCAGGAATAGCTAGCCGAACCGGTGTTGCCTGATGCGTCCTGAGCAGTCACAGTCAGCGTGTATGTTTTGCCCGGAAATGCCGTTACACGAAACTGTTTCAAGTGCTTTGGAGCCGGTAGCTCTTCGACATTACCTCCAGTAGCTGTGTCTCGGCGGGTCAAAGTAGCCCTATGCTCAGGGGCAGGGTCCACGCCATCCTTGATAACGAGGTTTGTGTCAATCACGTAATGAACGCCGTCCGGCGTCGCCTTCCCTTGCATTTGCACGACAGGGGGCTGATTATCGCCCTTTGTGATAGGAACTACAATGCTGTCGCCATTGTAGTCCACAGCGGCATGCCCCTGTACGTAGGCATAATCAGGCTTGCTCAAAACAACACCAAATTGGCTCCACGTTGCGCCCGCAGGAATCGGATTTGGCGGATTCATGATTGTGGGCGATCCCGGCTCTTGCGGAGTTCCTGGCCGTAAGATTTTGTTATACCCTGCCTCTATCCACTCAATACCAAACGTCTGGCTTCCCTCTTCGTATTTCATGAGTGTCCCCCATCCATCAGGACTAAGCGCAGCCTCCTTCGGCAACCAAAAAGGAGTACCGGTGTAATTAGGAGCCACGGATAGTTCTAGCGCACCATCTTTTGTGCCTGCCGGATTCACCCCGACAATGAACCGCTTGATTTGAGATGCCCCCAAATTTTGAACATCGTATTTGTAAATAACTTGCCCACCATGATGCATGCCCCAGGCCGTGACTTTGACCGGTGCATTGCTTTGCGCGTACCCGTTCGACGTGAACATGACTGCTCCAGCGAGCATGGCGGCGACAAAATAATGTAATTTTTGTTTCATTATCTCTAAATCTCAGTTGGGTTCATAATGTACCCGATCATTAGGTACAGGCCGCCGCATGTTGCATTGACTCCCAATTGCATCCGCATTTCCTTGAGGTACACCACCAATGTCTACAGCCTTACCGGAAGAATGATTTGACGTGGCACCCGGTTGATGCGCAAAAGGTCCGTGCTTCATCCATTCTGTATGAACAGCCTCCTTTAATGATCCGCATGCCGGATTGTTGTTATTTTGCAGTTGCTGCCACTTATCCCACACTTCGCGGATGTGCTGTTGATATGCGGGCGGCCGAAAGCCGGAAGTTGGATGCACGTTCGTGCCAGGTGCTTGCGCAAGTGCATGTTGAACGATACATGCGGTACCGTCCCTTGTTGCCTGGGTTACATGATCCAAGTCCGGGTGACCACCGCTATACTGTCCATTTTCATGCTGCAACGCAATGGGGTCGGTAATTGGTGTAAGCGCGGCGACCGGACACTGAGGTTGGGTAGGCTGGTTCGAAATGCATATATCACGATCTCGATGCGTACCAACTGGGCAGTAAGATACCCAAATGATCACATTCGGGGTGATTTGCTGTACCGTCATACTGCCGTCAACCGCCACATCGGTGCAACTACAGTCGTAATTCCCGAAGCCTCCAATGCCAGCGCTAGTGCAGTTGGTATGGGTTGCCCATACTTCCCCGTTAGGAACCGGAATGATGGCGGAAACGCCGTTGAGTGCTAACGCACAAGCCGGGCTTGGGTCTGAAAACCATGGGTGAGGATCGCCCTGGCCATATTCTTTTATTGTCGGAGTACACGTATGTCCTGCCGGGCACGTCTGACAGAAGGCCGTCGTGACCCCAAAAAGTCCTGCTAAAACAACAAACGCTCGCACGAGCGAGCGCAACCGCCTAACCATGATTCCCCCAGGATGTAGTCTTGCGCCATTGTGCCGCATAGCGCACAATGGCGCAAATACAGGAGCAATTCCCTGGATGAGATGCCCCGGGCGGTGCCGTGGGCCAATCTGGTGATGCTGATCGCCCCCTTCAGCGCACGCCGCCATTGGCATCGATAAGCGCCTGATGTCGGCCCCGGCACTCGCCGCCCTGGCGCTGCAGATCCAGCGCGAACTGCCGCAGGTCAGCGAGCGTCGGCCCTTCCGGCGCCTCCAGAATCGGCGGGCACGGCTGTGCCGTTGGCAATCGCGGCGTTGTCACGGTAGATGCGCATCCAGTCGTCACCAGTGCGGCAATCAGGAATATCAGGTGTCGCATTTTTGGCGGCCTCCACAAGCTTGGTGATGGTTCGGTAGTTGGCGTCCCTCTGGTCGCGGGCCCGCAGGTAAAGCTCGGTCGCAGCCTCGACGCTGTCCCGCCAGTTGTCTTCGGCCCGCTTCTGCTCTGCAGTGCTGTCGCGCCCCCCCTTGCTGTAGCCCGCCCCGTAGGCGGCCAGCACCACCAGCAACGCCGCCAGCAGAAAACGCGGATCAAGAAGGCTCATGCCCGCCCTCGCCTGGAAAACGGCGGCGCAACTCCAGCCGCCAGAACGCCCACAGGGCACCGATAGCTACGGCGACATTCAGTGCCACCTCGGGCGCGCTGTGGCACGTCCCCGGGATCACCAGGTTGCCCAGCGACGCGAAATTGACCAGCGCCAGCACCACCGCACCGCCCGTGCGCGTCGGCACCTGGTACGTGAGCACCGCCCACAGCGAGCCTACGAAAATGATGGCGTTGGCCATCTGGTTGATGGATGTGAGCAGCATGGTCACTCCTTGGCCAGGAACCGCCGGCGCAGATCGGTCAGGATTTCCGGGATCTGCTGCATGGCGTTGTTGACGATGGCCAGGCCAAAAACGGCGGCCGAGGCCACCGCGAGCATGTGGGTGTACGAGCCGGGCACCAGCAGGAACCGCTCGACGGCCGCGCCGCCGGCGAGGCAGCCGATGCCCAGGCTGCTCACGAACGACAGCATGCGCTGCCACCAGGTGCCCGGCAGGAACCGCAGCGCGATCACCGAGCCCAACGCGGCCGCACCGCCCACCCGCGCGGCAACCACCATTTCGGATTCAGTCATCAACCCTTCACCTCCTGGCCGCCGCAGCGCAGGTAGTGCGCGCGGAGCGTCTCGAATTTCTGTTCGTGCTGACCGTAGCCGGCGCCGGGCAGGCTCGCCCAGATGTTTTTGCATTTGGCGATCGCCACGGCCAGCCGGCCAGCCTGAATGTCGGCCAGGGCACCACGCTCGCGGATCTGCTGGACCGCGATCGCATCCTGGGCGGCCGGACCGAAATCAACCAACTGCAGTTGCCGGCGGTACGGGTCGTAGTAGCGCGCAAGCAGCTGATACCGGCCCGCCGCGGTCGACCTGATGCCCAGGCGCGGCAGATCGATGAGGATGCGTGGATGGTCGGCATAGCTCACGAACAGGCCACCGCCCACCAGCACGTCGTAACCGCGATCGCGCGTCGGCTGGCGGCCGTTGTCGGTGGCCTCGCTGTACGCCAGCATGTCCAGATACGCGGCAACATTCCGCCCGCCAAGCCTGGCGGGATCGGTAAATGGCATAGGACTACTCCCGGAAATGAAAAAGCCCGCGCGTGGCGGGCAAAAAAAACGCCGCGAATGCGGCCATCGGTTCAATATGTCTGCACCGGCAACCGCCGGTCAGCACCGAGCCTCGCAGCTCGGGATCAGTCCCAGGTAACCGCCTGGACGTCCTCATCCGCTTCCGCGTTCCGGATCCGCTCTTTGAGGGTCGTCTTCTTGGCAAATGCGGCCTGCCGCTGCGCGAGCATCGCGCCGGCAAGTCCCTGCAGCTGAACGAACGTCATCGGCACCCGCCTGTTGGCGGCGTCCAGCCAAAAGAAATCCGGCGGGAGCGGCGGGCCGGCCACCAATGCCTTGGCAACGCCGGCCTGGCTGGCAACATCGGCCTGAAACATCGTTTGCATGTAGCTCACGGGCTGCTGCGCCGCTGCCCGATAGGCCGTCTCCACGATAGCCAGCTGGGCCGACTTCGCATCAGCCGACGTCTGCGACGATCGCGGCATGGCCGTATTGCCCGCCTCGACCCAGGCCAGATACTCCCGGTAATCAGCGTTGTCCGGATCCGCCGGGATGATCGCGTTGTCATCGAGCCGGACCACGGTATCGTTACTGCCGAGCTGGTATTCCATGATTTACAACCTCGCAGTCAAAGCGTAATTCACACGGCACCACGTGGCGCCATAGGCCGGCCACAGAGCGTCCATATCCAGGGCCGTCGCACTCGCGCTAAGCCCTCCGCTCGACGTGCCCTGATTGTGGACCTGCGTGCCGTTGTAGACGGTGTACATTCCGGCATTGCCAACCAGATCCTTGAACGTCAATGTCGGCGTGGCACGCATTTGAACCGGCAGGGTCTTGGTGCCCTGCAGACCCGTCGTATTCGCAGTGATCGTGGTGCTGCCAGCACCACTAGCCAACGGAGACCCACCGCAGTGGAACGTATCGGTCTGGTAGTAGCGCTGACACGCCGCCAGTTCGATTTGCATGGGCCGGAACTCGACCTGGGTGGCCGTCGCCCCCTCCTCGAGACCCCACTCGGCGTACCAAAAATCCTTGGTCGTGATGGCGCCGCAGGCAGCGTCGACACTCATCTCCAGGCCGTTCGAGCAATCGCCCAGCGCCACCGTGAACATCAGCTGTTGCGAGGTGCCGGAAGCCACCGCCACCGTTTTGCTGCTGATCACGTTGACCGACGCGAAGTTGTCGGCGGCCGTGGGCGTCCTCAGCACCATCGTGTAGTTGATCGCTGAACCAACGTTGTGCCGGACCTTGATCTGGAACGTCACGGTCTGATTTTTCAGGTTCACCGCGTCGCCCGCTTCCATCCGGTAGCGCCAGGACAGTTGCCCGGCGCCCGTGAGCGTGCAGCTCTGAAATCGGACCGCCTTGCCCGAGCGCCCCACGGGCGCGGCCGTATCCTGCGTGAGCGTCCCTGCCGTAATCGCGCCGCCCGAAGCCCACCCCGCGACCATTTCGACCGGGCCGTATTGCGGCGAGGTGGACAGCGTTGGCGATGTCGTCTGGATGGCCACCTGCGCAGCGCTGTTGAGCAGCTTGTTGCGAAACGAGGTCGCCCCCGCGGATCCTGCGGTCGCCTGCACCAGCGCCGACTGCAGGGACTGAATCGCAGCGAGCAGTTGGGCACGATTGCTCGAGTCCAACGCGGCACCGCTGCCTTCGATCACATTGGCGATCTCCTCCTGCACGTGGTCAAACCAAACATCCTCCAGGTCGGTCGAGGCGACGCCGCCGACCGCGTTGCCGTTGGTGAACCCGTGTTTGCCCGTGCCGAACTTGTCGACCACTTTGGTGGACGTAGAAATACGCCTCATGCGCTGACTCCGTAGGAAATATAGAGAATGGTTTGCGCTGGCTTGTGGCGCGCCAGCATGCACTGCAAGCCGGGATCGCCCCAGCTCGCCAACGGCTCGTTGCATCGGCTGTTGGCCTTCATGGTTCGCACGTCTGCCGCGATCGGCACATTCACCCGCCACGCATGCCGCCAGCCTCCCTGGTTGAGCGGAGCGTTGCATTTGCTGCCGGCCTGCATCGGCCGGAATTCGGTGATCGTGCAGCCGGGGTAGCCCAGCGCGCCCAGCAAGCCGATAAAGAAACTGCGAGACTGCCCGCCCCGCCACACGACCCGCTGTGTCAGCCGTGCGCGGCGGTCCGCCACCGACGTGGTCGGCAGCAGACACTCATCCGGCAGACCGTAGTTCCGTTCCCAGTCATCGAGCAGCGCCGCCGCGGTTCGCGGATCCGCCTCCTCATGCAGCTGCTCGGCGCTGGCGTGTGCGGCCAGATAGCTGGAGGCCAGCGCGCCGACCACCCGGGCAGCCAGGTCGCCCTCCTCCTGCGGCCAGGCCGGTCCCTCAGGCAAGAGGCGCAGCATCTGGCGCTGGTAGTTCGCAACCGTCACAACCATGTGATGCCCCCGAAAGTCGCAAGCTGGCCCACCGGCGCCGCGACGTTGGCCGTCGGCGCTGCCAGCACGTGATCGATCTCGCCGGCGGCGATGCTGATCGCCTCATTGATGCGCGACAGCAGCAACGTCCCGCCCGGAATCGCCTCGCGCAGATGCAGGTCGCGCAGCTCGGCCTCGACGGCTGTGCGCGCCGCTGCGGTATTCGGCGTCAGCTGGATCTGGTAGACGACCGGCATCTCCACCGGCGCCACGACAATCGCCTGCGCTGTCACCGGCCGGACGCTGTCGATGTATGCCTGCACCGCGGCGACCTCGTTGTCGTCGGGAATCATGGGCGAGTCGCCATCGCGCACGAACCGCACCACCACGGTCCCCGCCCCCTGCTCCAGCGGCGCCACCCATGCGCGCGTGACTCCGGACACCGAGAGCGCCCACTGCACATAGTCCGAGGCCGCGCCGCCGTCGGGCGGCTGCCGTAGACGCTCCAGCAGGCGAGCCCGCAACGGATCGTCCTCCTCGATGTCGGTCCCGCCAGTCAAGCCGTCTGCATCCACCGTCGCGACGCTCTGCACACCGGGCACCGGCGTCATCAGCGACAGGCTCTGCCCCAGCGTGGCGTTGGTAGCCAGGCCCGCAGTGGTGGCCCGGACCGGCACGGTCGCCACGTTGTTCGTGATCGTCGCATCCGCTGTTGAGGCGTACTGCACACCGTCCGACCGGATGAACACCGTTCCCGCTGGCACCACCCTTCCGTTTGTGCCCGCCGCAATCACGTTGCCGCTCGCCGGCGCCGCGCCTTTGCGCCCGCCTTCGAGCCACAGCGATGCATGCCGGTCGAGAAACTCCTTTTCCGCTTTGTCCGGCAGGATCTGCTTGCTGATCCATTCCTGATAGCCGTAGAGCCCGTCCGCCGCGCCGGCCGTCATCACGGCCAACGCGTTGAGCACCGCGAACCGCATCCGCGCATCCGCGCCCGGGATCGCCTCGATCGCGGCGTAGGCGCTATCGCGCAAATCCATCAATTCGGGACGTTGAAATGCCATGTCAGCTCGTCATCGTTGAGAGGTTTTGCCAGGCGAAATCGAACTTGAATGCCACCTGGGAAGCATCCGGCCGAGTGAAGCGGCACCGCAGCCCCAACATGCCTGGTCGCACGATCTCGCTCACCACGTCGACGCTCTTGCAGACGCCGTCCTCGACCAGCCAGGCCAGCGCCTCCTCCGCGTATTCCTGGGCCAGCCGCACCACCTCGGCGGTCTGTTTCTCGCGCGAGAGCAGCCACAACCGCGAACCGATCGGCTTGGCGCTCAGCAGGTCACCCCACCAGCCGCGCCGCGGCCCCTTCGGATCCGGCAACCGGTCGCCCGCCTCGGCGCGGCGCCAGGTGAACAGCGAAACCAGCGCGGCGGTTTTCAGGTCATGATCGACAGCCAGTTGGCCATCCGGGCGCTGCCGCCACTCGCAACGGCACTCGTCGGCGTTCCAGAAAAGCTCGATATCCATTACATCGATTGGTTCGGTTGATTGGTATTGCCGTCAGCCACGTTGTTCTCGGGGTGGTTGTGCCCGTTGTAGGTGCCTCGCATGCCCCGCATGGTCTTGCCGCCGCCCGAGTCCGCGATATCGCGGCCGGCGACGATGTCGCGACCGACCAGCAGATCCTGCGGAATGCGCACCGTCGGCGTGTTGACGAACTGCACATCCTGGCCGCCGCCGTCGACGACAATGCCGTCCCGCGTGAGGTGCACTTTGAGCCCTTGGTCGTCATAGAGCGCGACCTCACCGCCCTGCAGCCCCTTGAGCCGGTACCGGCGGTCCTCCACCCCGATCAGCACGCCGTGATCGGTGTTGCCGCCGATGGCCAGGAACAGCCCTTCCGCGCCGGCCTGCGGCACGCCCGTGAAGCCGTATTGCTGGAAGCGCTCCACGTCGTCGTGATCGTCGTCCGCCAGCACCCGCACCTGGGCGCGCTGGAGGCCCGCGGCGTCGTTGACGGCCGTCAGCACACAGCGCGCAACCATCAGCGCCACCCGCGCCCGCAGCGGCGCTAGCATGTTGTCGATGATTTCGAGCATCACCACTTCTCCATTTTTCCGCCGACACCGGCCTGCGGCTGGGGCAGCTCGGGCAGCTCGTCGAAGGCCTTCGGGCTGGTGAGCTCCAGCATGGCCCGCGTGCCGCCCTCGTCGAGCGTGAAATCGATCGAGGCCAGCAACCAATCCTCGTCGAGGCGCGCCCAGGCATCGACCACGCGGACCATGCTGTTGATGCGCCAGATGTCCTGATCCTGCTCGCTGGGGTACCAGCCCTGCACGGTCGCCTTGTACGTGCGCGACTTGGCCTCGCGGTTGCCGGCCTCCCACTCGGCGCGCAGCTTGACGCGCCGCGCGTCGGCCTGTGCCTCGGCGACGACGATCAGCGGCCGGTAGCGGGTGATCTGGCTGTTACCAGTTTTCACCCCCGTACCGCCGCCGCGTGTGACGGTGTGCTTGGGACTGAGCCAGTTCTCCATCTTGCCGGCCGAGCCGTCGGCATCCTGGGTCGACGCCTGTCCCTTGACGGTGATCTCGGAGAACAGGTTCGCCTGCGAATGCTCGAACTCGGCGGCCAGGATGTTGGAGCCGAGTTGCAGGGGCACACCGATCCGGCCCGCGCGGCCCGCGCGCGTGAGCAGCAGGCCGCCCTCCGCATCCGAGACCAACAGCACGCCCTCGTTACGTGCGAGGCGTTGCAACGTCCGGAACACGGTCTCTGAGTTTTGGCATGCGGCCTTGGGCAAGGCGGCACTCACGCGCTTGGTCTGCGGCTTGGTGCCCTTCTTGCCGATCTTCTTTTGCGAGACAGTCAACTTCTTCTCATCGACCGTCTCGTCGTAGACCGTGATCCCGAAGGGCTTGCACAGTTCGTCGGCCAGTTGCTTGAACGTGAGTCCGGAGAACGCTTTCGACGGCGCCGAGCAGTCGACCAGGTCACCGGTGCGGTCTCGGCCCGTGACACGCAGCTCGTGGCTGTTGCCGTCGTAGCTGACGGCCGTCTTGTCGACAAAGCCGCTGATCACGGTGTGCGCGCCGATCCGTACCTCGCAGTACTCGCCGGCCGGAATCACCCAGCCCTGCGTCTGGCCCGGCCAGCGCTCGGTATACGAGATATCGAACGTGCCCGCGATCTGCTCGATGCTGTGGCGCACCCGTACGCTCGTCCAGCCGCTGAAAATTTGGCCGCCCACCTTGAGCGACAGCCTGTTGCGGTCGCCGGTCATTGGCTCGATACCTCCAGCGGAACACCCGCCGGCACAAAGCCGGGATGCCGCACGCCGTTGCGCAGGACGATTTCGTCGGCACGCAGATTTTGGTACAGGTCATAGGCCAGCACGACGGCCGGCGTCGCCTGCAGCAGCTGCAGCGTGTAGGACTGAGGCAAGGCGGCGGCCTGGCGACGCAGCGCGACGAGCGCGTCGACCTGCAGGGTTCGCAACGACTCCGCCAGCACGGGCGACGGCCGCAACAGGCCGGGCGTCGCATCATGCGCGTCGAAGTGCTCCAGCAGTTGGCGGCGCGCCGCCTCGACACTGGTCCGAGTCGGGAGATCCGCGATCAAGGCCGTCTCCTGCACCAGCGCCGCGCGGTGCATCAGCATGTTCACGGCAGCCTGCCGTTGCACGACCACACCGCGCGTCGCAGTCGCCGCGGCCGCCACCGTCGCCGCCGCGCTTGCCGCCGTAACGGCTTGGCTACGCCAAGACCGGACCGGGATGTACGGCACATCGAAAATCCCCCGCACGTCGGTCACGCCTCGCACCAGGTCGATCAGCGTGTTCGCCAGCGTCAGCGGCGTCAGCAGCAGGCTGGTGAGTCGGCCCTTGATGCTCAGGGCGTCCGACGCCTGAGCCTTGAATGCATCCAACCCCAGGAAATCCATGACCGTGGACTGAATGTCATCCACCGACCACGCAGGCAGGCCAGACAGGTCGAACCCGCTCGCGAAGTCGTCTGCGATGTCGGAAAACGCGGTTTCCTGACTCTGGGCCAGTTGGCCGTCGGCGTCGACCTCGCTATTGGGCTCGGCTTGCTGGCCGGCCTCCGTGAACGACAGCGTGAAGACGGCCATGCCGCCGTACTCGGTGCTTTCCATCATGCTGAAGTCGCCGGCGACGACAGAGCGCCGCCCCGCGAACGGCAGCACGAGCTCGCCCGAGCCGGCCATCTCCAACGCCTCGATGAGCGCATCGCGCCCGGTCATGTAGTCCGACCCGATCACGAAGGCCGTAATCTTGCGCTCGCGCGCCTTGCGGCCCATGTCCTCGACATAGGGCTCGTCCCGCTGGGGGTATTCGTGTGTGGCGCGCCGACGGCCGCCTGACAGGCCGTGCTCGCCACGCGTCTCGAACGGCACGCCGCGAAACGAGGCCGGCCGCAATTCATCACGCCAGGACATGGCTGCTCCAGAAAGCAAAACGCCCGGCGCGTGGCCGGGCGTAACTCGGTTTGAAGTAGTTCAATAACTAAATTGTGGTATCTCGGCAGAGATCCGCACCATCACATCAATCTTTTTCGCTAGCGCCAGAAACAAATAAGGGATTTCACTTAAAACAAAATCCACCAAATCGACACGTGCAAATGAGCATTGATACGTTGTGACAGCGCCCTATACTGCAAGCCCAGGCAGTTTCCGCCTTGGCAACACGTGAGAAGGGGGCGTGATGGAACCGTACAAAAATCTTAGCGGAAAATCCGGCATTGCCTACTACAAGATCGGCGACGATCACATATGGGTCCAGTTCTTCAACGGAAAATACCGCAACTATCGCTACAGCAATGCAAGTGCTGGCGCCGACAACATTGCTCAAATGAAGCAACTGGCATCCGATGGGCAAGGTCTGAATTCTTTTATCGTAAAAAACCCTTATGTTCGCGATGGATGGGATAGAAGAGAGCCATAGTTTAACTTTAGCGCCACCCCTTATTTACCGCATTACCCACCGATCACCTCCGCTCTTTAAATTCCCCTTTATTGAAAGCCTTGACAGTATTGAACGAAGGATTCTTTTTTCAATATTGCAAGCTCAATAAAAGGCGTATTGCCCCGCCAACACATCCAGCGGGACGTTGGGATTGTTCGAGCGCATGTCGGTCACCTTGGCCTGCGCACCGACCACCTCGATCTGGATCCGGCCGCCCACCTCCTGGCGCTGCGGGCTGCCTGCCGCGATCACCTGGCCAGCGCCACCAGCAGGCGGCGGCACCGTGGCGCTGACGTTGATCGCCCCGCCGGTGAGCCAGCTCGGTAGCATGCTGGTGAGCGCCTGCAGCTTCTCGGTCAGCCACGCCGTGATGCGGTCCCACACGGCCGTGAAGGCGTCATACAGTCCCGGAAACCACTTCTGGATGACGTCGAGCGCGCCCCGCACGATCTGCCCGAGCTTGGCCCAATCCCCGGTAAACACCGCGATCAGCGCCTCGCCGATGCCAGACCAGATCGCAAGCACCGCCTGCACGGTGCCCATCGCGACCTCGCCGAGCGTCTGCCATGCCGCCTTGAGCCAGCCCACCACCGTGTCCCAGTTCCGCCACAGCAGATAGGCGCCGGCGGCGATCAGGCCGATCGCCAGCAGGATCGGGTTGCTCATGAACGCCACGCCCACCAGCCGGATCAGGCCGATCAGCTTGGGCAGCATCATGAACAGGCCGTTGCCGAGGATCCACGCGAAGCGGCCGAAGGCAAACACCACCTGCCCCACCGCCAGCACCACGGGGGCGAGGATCGGCGCCAGCACGGCCAACACGGCGTTGGTCGGCCCGATCGCCTCTTTCAGCGCCTTGAACGCGCCGCCCAGCTTCAGGGCGATGCCCCACAGCGCCTGGAAGACATCGAGCACATCGGTCAGCACGCCGGGCAGCGCCGCGGCGAACTTGTCCACCTTCGATTCCAGCATGGCGCGGTTGGCCACCACCCAGGCCTGCATCCGATCGACCAGCGGCTGAATCGCGTTGGCCAGCTTCATGCCCATGGAATTGCGAACGCTCTCGACCGTGCGCGACATGCGCCGCCAGGACTTGTCGAAGGCGTCCGCCTGCGCGATCTGCTCGGCGGTGTACAGCGCGCCGTCGGCCGTCATCTGCTGGTAGCGCTCTCGCAGCTCGTTGCCTCCCTTGTTGAGGGTATCGAGCATGATCGAACCGCTCTTGCCCATCAGCGCCTCCAGCGTGGCCAGCTTCGCGCCTTCCTTCTGCGACGCCTTCGCGGCCTCGGCCATCTTGAACAGCACCTCCGCCGGCGTCTTGGTGCGCAGATCCTGCAGGGTGATGTTGGCGGTTGCGAACGCCGCCTGCATTTCCTTGCTGCCGGCGCGCGCCAGGCTCATGTTCTTGTTGAGCTTGCCGATCGCCTTGGAGGCGTCCTCCACGCTGCCGCCCGCCTCCTCAACGAAGCCGCCGAACACCTGGATATCCTGCGTGGCGACACCGTAGCGCGAGGCCAGATCGCCGACCTGGTCGATCGCTTCGGCCGCCTTGTGCGCCATCGCGACCATGCCGCCCAGCGCGACGCTGTAGCCGACACCCAGGCCCACCGAGGCGGTGGCCAGACCCTTGAGCTTTTCGGTCAGGCCGCCGACCGCGCTCTGCATCTTGCCGAAGCCGGTCGAGTCCGAAAACTTGCTGACCGCCTCATGCACGCGACCGACTGGCTTGGTAATGCTGTCGAATTTCTCACCGATCCGCGTCAAAACCGCGCTGGCCTTGTCCAGCGCGGTGATGACGATCTCGGCCTTGTTGCTGTTGCCCATGGCTCTCAACTCCTGGCATTGGCTTGCGCCCTGTAGATCTCCTCGGCCTTACCGCACCAGAAGTCGAGATCTGCTGCCGTCATGTCCCAGATGGACTCTGGGGGAAAGTGGAAGGTGTAGGCGATGAGGGCGACTGCGTCGTCCCACCGTCTTTGACCAAGAAAGGGCTCAGCACGCCGACGACCTCCATGGCGTCCGCGGCGCAGATTTCGTCGATCTCGGCGGGGGTGAGCCCGGCCAGCTCGGCCGCCAGGTCGAGGATCATCCCCATGTCCGGCTTGCCGGAGACCTTCATCGTGCGCAGGTGCCGCGCCTTCGGCAGTTGCAGTGTCAGCTCGGCCAGCTCGGCGCCGCCCGCGAGCTTGAGCGGCTCGCTCAGCTCGACCTTCAGGGAAGTGATCGCAGCCATCAGACATCCTCCGCCGGTGCGCCGAACATCTTGAGCGAGGCCTTGCCTTCGCCCGCCTGCGGATTCAGAGGCGTCGCCACCGCGCCATTGCGGACCATGTATTTCTGGCCCGAGTCCGCCTCGAACAGCACCACCGCATCGGTCGTGTTGTTCAGGGCCAGGATGTTGGTGTCGGCAGTGATCAGGATGTCGCACTCGAGCTCGGCCTGCTTGGGGCTCTCGGTGAAATAAACGATTCCAGCGTCCGACACGCGCGCCGTCCGTTCGACGCCGCCGGTATCCAGCTTGGCCGTGCCGGGCACGGATGCGAGGCGCTGCGCATCGACGGTGATGTACGCGCGCCCCATGACTTGTTTGCTCATATCGTTGTCCTCGAAGGATCGCGCGAGGCGAATGCCCCGCGCGTCGTGTTACAGGCGGAACTGGATCTGCGCCGCAAAGACGCGGAACTGATTGATCAGGTTCGGCGGGATCCGCACGTCGACGCGGTTGACGTCGGTGCTACTGCGCGCGACCTGCAGGTCAGCCTTGAATTGGTCGAAGTCTTCGACCAGGCCGGCCTCCTCCCAGTCCCGGAACAGCGCGATCAGCTCGGCGCGGATCATGCTGGGTGTGGCCACAGCCTGGCCGGCATCGAACACCGTTCCGTCGTTGGCCAGCTTGTGACGCGGGAATTTCTGAGCGATCCGGGCGCGCACGCTGTAGCGCAGGTAGCTGAGCGTGTACATCGTCTCCGCATCCCGGTAGCTGGGATCCACGATGCCGCTCGCGTTCTGCGTGTACGTCGTGACGGCGCGCTCGGCCGCCAGCTCGCCGCCCGGGTTGGCGATGTACGTCGCCAGCCCATACGACAGCAGGTTGTTGCGCTCCGCCCGGGTGAACCGCTTTTCCGGCGAGGCCGGCAGCAACCCGGTGCCGACCAGCGTCTGCACGGGCCGGGCCGGGTCGATACTGCCCAGGTAGTAGGCGCAGATCGTGCCCCAGATCGCGGCGTGCTCCCAGACCGGCGACGGCGAACCGCCTTGCTCGACCGACCAGGCCACCGCATGCGGGCTGTTGCGCGCATTCGCGTACGTGTTCAACGAGCCGACCGTGCCGCGCACCGCCGTATGCACTCGCCCGTCGCTCTGGCGCAGTGGCCCCCAACGCGCGTCGAGCTCGGTCTCGATCAACGCCATGTTGGCGCCATCGGACAGCCCCATCAGCACGGTGTTGAACTGCGTTTCGCCGATAGCCGCCAGGCCGGCCGCGATCGACGGGTCACCCGAGCCACCGGCCATCGCCGTGATGGTCACGGTCAGCCCGCCCGGTGTCGCTTCCGACAGCGGGTAGTAGTTGACCCGCAGATCGATGTCATTGCCGAGCGACCCCTTATTGCGCGCGGTCAGCGTCACGGTGCCCGCAGCCGATGCGGCAGTGACCGGCAGGTCCGGACTGGCGTTGACCGCCGCCGCCAGAGCCGTCGCCACCGTGGCCGGCGTATCGGTCGCGCTGACCGCCACCTGCACGCGGTCGCCCGCGATATACAGGTTCAGCGTACCGGCAGCCGTCGGTGTGCCGCCCAAGGCGATCGTGCCGGTGGACGCCACCCCGCCAGCCGCATCCGCGAGCGGCAGGATCCACGTCTCGATCGTGTCGGTGACGCGCAGTTCCGCCTCGAACATCAGCGCCGCATGCGAGCCACGCCCGCAGCGGTTCTGCACGCCCACCAGATTGTCAGCCTGGAACGGCACGTTCGCCGCGGCCGTCCCGCTGGCCAGCATCTGGGCGATGAGGAGGATGCGGTTGGGCATCACCACCAGGCCCGACACCGCCTTGCTGTTGTCGAATTCGACGTATTGGCCCGGCGTCAGCAGGTTGACCGGGATCTGATTGAAGCTGATCGCGCCCATTACTGCTCCTCGGCATGGCCGGTGGCGGCGGTGGCGTCATGCGCGACGTCGACCGAGGCCGGCAGGTTGTTGGTATCCGCGCCCGTGTCTTCCTGCACGTCGCCATCGGCGAGGCGCCGGATCCAGAACGGATCGTCGCCGTCGACCGGGGTCGGCCCGGTGATCTCGCGCCCCGTGACGGGGTCGCGCACCAGCCGCCCGGCTACGGGCTTGACGGTGATGCTTTGCATGAGGTGCTCCCTGTGGAGGGCTATTGGTTGAAAGCGATATCCGCGCGCGCGTCGATCTGCCCATCCGGGCTGGCCGGCAGCGGCGGGGCATTGCGAGGACTGGCCATGTCGAAGGCCGTGGAGACGAGGCCGAGATCGTCGAAATTGCCGCTCGGCACGCTGGCGTAGCGCACGCCGAAGGTGATCTCGGCCGCCAGGATGTCCTGCCGGCCGTCTTCGCCCCGGTAGCTGAGCGCGGTGTCGCGGTAGGCGACGTCCTCGGCCAGTTGAGCCAGCAGCGGTTGGGGAGCCAGCCAGCCAAACATCGCCGCCTGAACCGCCGCCTCCACCAGGTCGCACAGGTCGTCAAGCTCGTCGTCGGCCGCCTCGTCGGCATCGCCACGCACACACACGCGCACGACCAAGTCGATCGTGCGCTGCGTGATCGTGTCGGTGACCTCCTCGCCCGCGTCGCGCTCGGTGTACACGAGCACGACCGGCAGATCGGCGCCGTTGACCGGGTAGTTGCGCGAGGCGTACACGCGCCCCCGCAGCACCGGTTGCGCGTCGAGCAGATCCCGCACGGCGTGCCGAATGGCCTTGCGGCTGGTCGGTGTCGTCATGCCTTGATTTCCTTGAGCTTGACGCGACAGAGCCAGCCGTCCTGCACTCGCTCCGGCTGCGCCATGACCTTGTAGGTGCTGCCGCCACACACGAGCACGCTGCCGTGCGCCAGGTTGACCGGCGTCGCGCTCGGATACTCGAGCGTGACGTCGCCGACCTGCACCATGCCGTCGGCGAACAGGCCGGTCGGCGTCTCGATCCGACCATCAAAGTCCGGAGCGCCGGCCGGGCTGACGACATGCACGGTCTTGAGCATGCCGGCCCGCTGGAACGCAGGCCAGAAACGGTCGGTATCGAACGCCATCAGGCCACCGTCTCGTCGAGCTTGATCCGCACGGCGGTGCCGCCTGCGGCCTTGGCCGCCGTGGCGACGCCGACGCGGGTGTTGCTGGTGGCGGTGGTGGTCAGGCGCTTGTTGGTGCTGTCCCAGTACAGCACGGCGCCCTGGGCCGGCGTGTCGGTGCCGAGCGCGGGCAGATCGAACACGCCCTCGGTAACGAACTCGCCGTCGGCGCCGGCGGCGATACTGGCAATCGCCACGCCGAAAATCTTGCCCACCAGCACCGCATCGCCGGCATTGACGGCGTACGGCGCGGTCAGCGTCAGGGTGTCGCCCTGCTGAATGTAGTTTTTCATGGCTGTGATCCTTGAAGGCTGGAAAGCACAACGGGCGCCGCTCGGGCGCCCGTTGTCGGGAGGAGGCTGCTACGGCCGGCCGCTTACGCGCCCGGGTTCTGGTACAGGCCGCGCCAGTCGATCGCCTTGGCGGCGAAGACGTGGCGCGCCTTGATCTGCAGGCCGTCGACCTCGAAGCCGCGGCGGGTCTCGGTGAAGAGGCCCTCCTCGCCTTCCAGATAGGCGTATTCGATCGTGTCGACCATGCCCGGGGCGGCGGCGAGGTGCCACTTGTTGCCGGTGATGCGCGCCTCGACGATCACCTCCAGCGACGTGTTGTATGCCGGGTTGATGTCGATCGCCTTGGCCGCAACGAAGTTGGCCGAGGTGTATTTGTTCGCCTCGTATTCCTTGTCCGGGCCGACGACCAGGTAACTCGGGCGGATATTCAGCACGCGGCCCTTCGGCCCCTTCTGCTTGAGCATTGCCGCGCGGCCGGCCGACAGGCTGGCTTCGCTGATCACCGTGCCGGCGCCGGCCAGGTTGCCGTGCCCGGCATCGAACAGCGCGGTGCCGTCGGCCATGTTCGGGTTGCCCAGCAGGATGCCGTAGACGACGTCGCCCTCGATGGCCGCCGCTTCGGCCGCCAGGGCGAGCGGCACGCGATCGAATGCCGACAGGTCGTCATTGATCAGCGTTTCCCAGGTGATGGCAACGATGCCGCCATACTTGGCCAGGCTGTACTTCTCGGCGGTGTCGCCGAACGTCAGCAGCTTGTACTCGCCGCCCTCATTGACCTTCTGGAAGGCCGACGATTCCGACAGCTGCGTGCGCGCAATCTGCTTGAAGTCCGGCGCAGTCGCTTGGCGGCAGAACGGCTGGAACGTGCGCGGCTGTTGTTCGTAGGCCGTGCGCAGGGTGCGGCCGATCGTGTTCGCCAGGATCTCGGGGAAATCGCTGGTGCTCTGCATCCCGCCGCGCACCTGCATATCGCGGTCGAGGTTCAGCGCCATTACGGCCATTTCGCGCTTGCTCAGCCCACGCACATTGCCGCCGGCCTGCTCGATCGCCTCGCGCGCCATGTCCATCAGGCTCATGCCGCGATACTGGCGCGCGGCCCCGGCGCGCTCTGCGTCCAGCCTGACGCCCGGATTGGCGCGCAGGCGCAGCGCATCGCCCATGGCCTGGCGGCGGGTCTCGGTCTCGTCGCTCACCGTCTCGATGCCGAGCGCCGAACGCGTCGGCGTGGCGGCCGAGCGCCTGGCCTGCTCGCGCAGCACCGCCAGGCCTGCGGCGTCGGCCGTCATCGAGCGTTCGCCGATCAGTTGGTCGGCGAACGTCGGCTCCAGGCCGCCCAGGCGGACGGCTTCGCGGATGCCGGACTGGCGCTCGCCTTCGAGGCGGGCGCCCTCCTCGCGCGCAGCCTGCAGCGCGCGCTCGTCCACCGCCGGCGCGGTCGTTTGGGCCGGAGCCGACACAGGGGTCTGCGCCGCCGGCTGGGTGGTCGTTTCACCAGGCATGGTGTTTTCCTCTCTCGTACGGGTGCCGGCGGCTGCCGGCGGGTTGGACTGCTCGATGAACTCGCACGCGAACGTGCGCTGCTGGATGCCGGAGGCGCGCGGCCCAGCTGACGGGTCCGCGCGCGTGGTTGCCCCCGGGTCGGCCGGCACCGCCACCAGGGACAGTTCGTAGGGTTCCCAGTCGATGACGCGGTAGATCCACGGATCGCCGTCGACGGCCGGTGCGATGCGCTCGACCTTGTAGATGGCGTAGCCGACCGAGACGCTGCGCACGATCCCGTCGACCACGTCCTGAAACACGGGCTGCACGTCCGGGCGCTGGCTGAAACGCACCGTCGCCGTGCCGGCGCCGCCGTCCAGCTGCGCGCCGGTGACCACGCCGAGCACGTCGCTCACGTCCGAGCTCGAATGGGTGTTCAGCAGATTCGCCGCGCCGGATTGCAGCCGGCCCATGCGCACGTGCGCGGGATCCAGGCTCAGTTCCTCCAGATAGGGACGGTCGTTCCACCAGTCGTAGCGCAGCACGCGCGCGCCGGTCGTCCAGACAAGATCGACGGTCCGGCTGTCGGTATTGACCGTTCGCACGGCGGCAGAGCGGCTCGCCAGCGGCATGTCGCGCTGTTCGCGGCGCGGCGCGGCTTCTTGAAGCACAGGCATTGGCTTGATCCAGAAAGACAAAGCCCCGCGCAGGCGTGCACCTGGCGGGGCGAGATGGCAGGCTGACCGCGGTTACTGCGCAGTCAGGTCGGCGACGGTGGCGGCGTCGATCAGGCGTTCAGACACGGCCGGGTCGGCATCGCTCAGGATGCCCATGGCGCGCAGTTGCTCGCGCTCCTTGCGAATCTCCGCGAAAACCCGGTCCGGGTCGTCGCCGCGCTCGCGAATGGCCTCCGACAAGCTCATCAGCGTGCCGCGCAGTGCTTCCTTGGTCGCCATCACGTCTTTGAGCGGATCCACCCATTGCAGCTTTGGCGCGGTCCAGACGAACGGCTTGATCGCTTCGCGCTGCTTGCCCGCCAGGCGCGCCGTCACCTGGAAGCGCTGCGCGACCGGCCGCAGCACCATCGGCGCCAACGCGAGCCACTGCTCGGCCTGCACCATCTGGCGAAACTCGACCAGGCCGGCCCGCATGCTGCTGAAATTCACCTGCGACAGGTCGCCCGTCATCTGCTCGTACGTGGTGCCGCCACCGACGGCAATGGCGTGCAGCTGCGTCTTGGTGTACTCGCCATAGCCGCCGGACGCCGCCGGCGCGCCGAACTCGACCCCCTCCGCGTCCGACAGGTACTTGATCATGCCGGGCGCGACGCGCTCCTGGCGCTGGGCGTTCACGGCCTTGGCCTCACCCAGCTGCTGCGTCGGGCTGTCCGTGCGCACGAAGGCAACAAAGCACGCCTCGATCTTCTTGCGCACCAGCTCGGCCTGCTCGTAGTCGGCCAGGTCGCGCAGGCGCAGCAGCGAGACGCCAAACTCGGGAATGCCGCGCACCTGACCAGGCCGGCGCTTGCGGTAGTAGTGCAGCACCTCGCTGGCCGGCACGCGCACGCTCTGCAACGTCTTGAGCCGGTAGCCAGCGATCTCGCCCGGGTGCTGCGGAAACAGCCAGTACGCGACGCGCGTGCCGATCTGGTCAAACTCGACGCCCGCGATCGCGAAATTGCCGTTCGGCAGCGGCCCCATGCGGCTGGTGTCGAGGTGATCGGCCTCCAGCACCTGCAGTTGCAGCGGCACCTCGTAGCCGTCTTCGGGCCGGCGCACGCGAAAGCGGATCAGCACCTCGCCGCTCTCGCGGCGCGACCGGTGCGCCAGCTCGATCAGGCCCGCGAAATCCAGCTGACCATCGGCGTCGCAGTAGTCGCACCAGCTGTCCCACAAGGCTTGATTGGACGCCTTGGCCGCGAAACCGGTGCCGACCGTGTTGGTGACCAGCTTGTCGAGGGCGCTCGCCGCATACTCGTTGTTGCGCACGACGTCGCGGCAACGCTGCCGCACGCGGTGCAGCGCCGGCGCGATCTCGGCGTTTGCGCTCCCGCCGCCCGCGACCCAGCCGTCCGTGCGCCGGCCGACCTTGGCCGCATCGTAGGCGCGCACCGTGTCCAGTGCCATGCGCGCCTGGGCGCGCCGGACGCCCTCGACGGGCGACACGAAACTGACGAATCGGTCGATCCAGTTCATGTCAGTCCCGGGAGAACACCGCCAGCGAGGCCGGGCCGCGGTTCGTGTTGGCCAGCTCCTGCAGCTGGCCCGAGGCGATCAGCGCGCCGCGCACCATGTTGTACGCCGCGCGCAGGTCGCCGATGCTGCGGTACTCGACCTTTTTGCCGTCGTACTGCACCGACAGCTCGCCCGAAGCGATGGCAGCCTCCAGCGCCGCCAGTTGTGTGAGGGTGAATGCCATTGCTCAGCCTTGTCAGCGGCTGAGCCACCCGTCGGTGTCGCCCAGCCAGTTGTCGTCGTGCTCCGCCTGCGGCTCGGCCGCAGCGGGTTCCTCGTCTTCTTGCACCGGATCGAGCACCACCTCCACGGCGACAGGCTCCTCGAGCGGTGGCCCGCCCAGCAGATCGCCCTGCCGCGGCGCGACCCGGTCGCGCAGTTGGTCCCACATCGGCTTGGTGTAGCGGTGCAGGTCCAGCGCGTACGCCGCAAACATCGCGTACACCGTGCAGTCGAGCGCCTCGTTACGCGGGCGGCGCTTGATCCAGCGGAATTCATCGCCGCGCGGGCCGCGCTGCACGATGCGCACCTCGGCGGTCAGCTGCAGGTAGAACTTCTCCTCCAGCCCGGTCGAGAAATGCACGCAGCCCGGACCAGCCTCGGTCAGCTTCAGCCGGCCGAACAGCAGATCCTTCGCCGTGTCAGTGCCCACGTGCCACAGCTTCACGCCGCGCTTGATCACGGTGCCCTTGTGGTTCACGTCCTGCCGCGACGCCTTGCTCTTGATCGGCTTGCCCGCTGCCGGGTCGCCGCGCACGCCGAAGACGCGCCGGCCGTCCTTGTGGCGCACCCAGTTGTAGACCTGGTGCGTGTAGTGGCCTTGCGTGTCGATGGCGACCGCCTCGATGCCGAGCATCTGCCCGCCGGCGTGCCGAAAGGTGGTTTTCAGGTAGGCGTCGAGCGTCTTCCATGCGTCGTCGGCCGCCGGATTGACCTGCAGCGCAACGTGGTCGATCACCCACGATTCCTCGCCCTCACCCCAACCCCACACGACGATCTCGAACCGGTCGTCCTGCACGTCGACACCTGCGGTCAGCACCAGCACGCCCATGGGCAAGGTGCGCAGCGCGTAGGGTTCGGCGCGCGCCTGCAGCAGCTCGTGCTCCGTCTTCTCGACGTCCTCCTCCCACGTCTCGCCGAGCGTGGTGTTCACGAAGGTCTTGAGCTCCGACTTATCGCCTTTCTTCGCCTTGGCCCAGGCCGAGCGAAACTCCCGCACGATCTGCGCCCAGGGCGTCATCGGGCTGTACGCGGTCCAGATCCAGAACGCGACCGACAAGGGCGCACGCACGGGCTGGCCGGCCGCGTTGCGGAACCGCCCCGCGTGGTCGATCCATGTACCGTCGTCGGCAATCCAGCGGCCAAGCGTCCACACCGTCAGGTAGTCGGACTGGCTGTAAGCAACGCCGCACGACGGACAGATGTGCTGCACGGTCTCCGGATCGTCGCCGCTCCACTTGAAGCCGTACGCCTTGTCCTTGCCGCCCCAGCGCATCACGTGCTCGGTACTGCAATGCGGACACGGCACGTGGAAACTGCATTTCTTCTCGGCCTGATCCGCGCGCCCCTCGACCAGCGAGAAGCCTTTGAGCTTCGGCGTGCTGCCGTAGATCATTTTCGGGAAGGTGGCCCCTTCCACGCGCTTGGCGGCCAGCACCGGCGGCGAACCTTCCTTCTCGACGTCGATATCGAAACCATCGAGCTCGTCGAGAAACCCGACATCGACCGACAGCCTGCGGTAGTTCTTCGCCGCCTTGCCGCCGCGCATATGCAGCGTTGAGCCGAGGAACACCTTCTGTCTCAGCGTGTTGTCCTTGCTCCGCTGCATGAAGGCGGGGAACACCTCCGCCATCGCCGCCACGTCCCGGAGCATCGGCTCCAGCTCGGTTTTGACGAACTCGTCCGAATCGTCGTCGGTCGGCTGCCATACGCACTGATTGCGGCGCTTGTGGTGGGCGAAGTAGCCCATCGCCGCCAGGATCATCTTGGTGTAACCGACGCGCGCCGACTTGATGAACACCACCTCGCGGATGTCGTCGTGCGACATCGCATCGAGGATCGCGATCTGGTACGGATAGGCCTCCCAGCGCTGCTCGACGTAGCTCGACTCGGCCGACAGGTAGAAGTGATCGGCAGCCCAGCGCGATAGCTGCATTGGCGGCGGCGCCGCCAGCGCGTTAAGGCCCCTCGAAATCGCCCTCTGAATCTCCGACAGGTCCATCGTCGAGCTCGTCCAGTGTGATGGCCGCAGCCAGGTTGCGCGCCTTGGTGATCTCCTCGGTGATGAGGTCGATGTCTTCGGCCGTCAGATTGGTGGAGCGGCGCTTGATCTGCACTGGAACCGCTTCCAGCTTGGTCGCAATCTGCCGGCCGACCTTGGCCAGCACCTTCTCCAGCAGCGCGACCGGCGCCAGTTGCTTGCGCGTCTGCGCGTTCACCATCTCGATCTTGATGCGCTGCTCACGCGCGAGCGCGGCGCGCTCTTGGATCAGGTCGAGGTCGCCGGCCGACGCGCGGCCGGCCGCCTGCTCGCGCAGGTTGCCGCAGTACTCCAGCAGCCAGGTGCCGAGCGTGGCACCGCGCGATAGCGTGCCGCGGCCGATGAGATCGCTCACGGCCGGCTGTGAGATACCGACCAGCTCTGCAAACCTGCTCTGGGAGACCACGGCGTCGGCGTCTTCCAATGCCACAGCCACGGTATAACCCCCTAGGAAAAAACTCGTGAGTAGGAATCGATCGGGGCGCGAATTACCCGCGATCCCGAAGGCCGGGAAGGACCCGGGGGCCAGCCGCCCCGCACCTCGACGGTGCATGCCGCCCCCGCCCCCGCCCCCGCCCCCGCCCCCGCCCGACCGACCGACCGACGGGCGGGCACCCGCGCCTACCGCATCGTCGCCAGGGCGTCGGCCAGGGCTTGGTTGAAGATCGGGCCGAACGCCGCAGCCACCGACCGCCCACCGATGTCTGCGAAGGGGAAGCGGCGCTTGTAGACAACCTTGTCCGCATACTTCACCAGCAGCACGGCCCGGCCGCCCTTGCGTTGCCAGATGCCAGCGACGCCGTCGACGGTTCCACTGAACACGCCGGCCTTGGCCAGCAGCTTCCGCACAGCCCCCTTGGGCATGTTGCCGTACTGGTTGAGCCGCATGCTCTCGGGCACGATCACGGCGCGCTTCGCCGGCCTTCGCACACCGCCCTCGACCTGGTACTTGAGGTACTTCCACTGATCGGGCTTGATGAACACGGTAGCCAGTTGGCGCTGCTTGGTCGCCGCCGTCACCCCGAACGCGCGCATGGTGAACGGCGTCGGCTTGTCGAGCTGGCGAGGCAGTGCGCTCGTGAGCTTGTCTTGCGTCGCCTTCGCCGTTTGCGTCAGGCCCTTGGCGATGGCGAATGGCAACTGCTGCTTCGCGGCCTTGCTGAGCGTGCGCTGCACGTCTGCGATGTTGTGTTTGACGCTGAACGCAAGCATGCCGATCCCCCAAAGCAAAAGCCCGACCGGCTTGAACCGAATCGGGCTTGTCTATTCACTCTGCACACACGAAGCGCTGAGCGTAGCGGAAATGTACCCCATCACGGACGCGTTTTCATCACTACCTGAAGGGGTGGTGCTTTAACCCTCTGATTCTCAAGGCAAAACAGCACTCCATTTCGCAGCATTTCGTGCAGTCTGCCGACATGCCGCGCCGTCACGCCGAGGTGCCGGGCCAGGGACGGCCTGTCCCAGTCGCGCACGTACAGCGCCGCAGCGACCTCTTGCAGTTGGCGCGGTTGCTTCATGACCGCCTCGTGCGTCTGCTCGCACTCGACCGGCAGCACCGGGATGTAGGCGCGCAGCGGCCCCTGATGATCGGGATCGATGAGCAGGCTGCTGGCCGAGTGGTACGGGTTCGAACCGATCTGCTGCCAGCGCCCCCACGATTCGAGGCGCTCGACAATCCAATCGGTACGGGCGGGCGCGGCGCGGCGAACAGCGGTCATGTCGGAATCCTTTGCCATTGGCGAATCACCTCGCGCGCCAACGCCTCGCGAGCGGCCAGGCCGCGGCGACGCTCAACGATGTCGAGGTACCCGTGACGGGTCGGTTTGTCAGGAAGGGAGCAGACGTAGCGCGCCTCGCACTCTCGGCGGTACGTCTCGGTGTAGGAAGACGCTGGCGAAGCGCTGCAGGAAGGGCATCGGCAGCGCATCACCAACCCCTTGTGAGGTTGGACGGCAGGTTGGACGGCCGCAAAGCCTTATCTGGCTTGACTCCGTCTAACCTCCTAACCTGTCCAACCTGTTTTTTCGTGTGCGCGTGCGCACGGGCGTGCTCGCGCTCGCGCCCTCGCACACATACGTGAGAGTTTGACGTTTTTGGTTGGGAGGTTGGACGGATTTCCCGCGAACCCGCGCCAACACTGCGTTTGCAGCCGTCCAACCTCGCCGTCCAACCTTTTCGGGTAGGTTGGTCGAGGTTGGACGGCTCCCCGCCGAACACCCCTTCCAACGCCCCATCCCTGGATGTGACGACAAGACGAACGTGGCTGCAGCAGCGCTGCGCATTGCCAACCTCCCGATGCGGACTACAGCGGCGAGTCATCGCGCTGCACCCCACGTATTGCTTGCGCGTGCGGCGCACTTCCCGCCACCCGCGCGTAGTAGTAAAGCCGATCGCCAGTGGACTGGCGCCGCTTCTCGAAGCCCAAGCGCGACATGATAGCAGCAACGCGCATCGCTTCCTGCCGCGCCGGCCCCAAACGGTCCGGAGCGATTGCCAGAGCCTTAGTGAGCAAGTCCTCAAGGAAGAATTGCTCATGCAGCTTCTGCTCGGGCTGCCTCAAGTACCGATCGACCAGCGGCAACCAGGGGTCGGGCACCTCGCGGAAGTCCTGCTCCGGCTTGAACAGGCGGTCCTGCTCCTCCCGCGTGGGATGCCAGATCTCGCCCGCCTCGAACCGGTGCACCGCCTCCGCGAACAGCTGATCGCGCCACTCGCGCAGGCGGTTCAGGTCGACCATGCCCTCGACACGCACCGGCCAGAAGCGCCGGTTGCCCGTGGTGTCCTTGAAATACTCGTTCTGGTTGGTCGTACCGATGAACATCTGCTGGCGCGGCTGAACGATCTCCCGGCGCTGATACGGCTCACGAAACCGGTCCACAGCGGACGAGACGAATCCCTTGACCCGCGTTGTGTCCGCCCGGTTGAAGGAGTCCATCTCCCCGATCTCGTAGAACCACACGCCCTTGAGGGCCATGTACGAATCCTTGCTCGTGAGATCCAGCTGCGTGTCAGAGAACCACTCGCCCCCGAGGATCCGGATCGCGGTCGACTTGCCGCGCCCCTGGCCGCCCTCGAGGATCAGCATGTTGTCGAGCTTGCAGCCCGGCTCCAGCGCGCGCGCAACAGCCCCGATCAGCGCCTTGCGGCCGGCGACACGCAGGTACTCGGTCCCGACCACCACCGGCCGGGCCTCCATGCACTCTTCGAGCCAGTAGTCGAGCCGGTCGACGCCATCCCACCGCAGCGCCCGCAGGTAGTCCTGCACCGGGTGGAAGCGATGCTCCCGCGCCACCATGGACACGCCGGCCGCGACCGGGCCGTCGCCCTTGATGACGATGTCCATTTCGCGAGCCAGCCACAGGCCGAAGCGCTGATCGTCGTAGGCATCCCATTCGCCCGGCTCGGTACCGCACGGCGTGGCGCGTCGCTTGACCGCGCGCCCGGCGAACTCGTCGTAGGCGATGACGCCCGCCCATTCGGGGTGATGCTTCAGCACCAGGTAGACGTTCTGGTAGCAGTCCTCGAAACCGCCCCGCGGCTTGCGGATCAGCTCGTCGCGCCAGTCCGGCTCATAGCTGCGATTCCGCGCCCTGCCCGCGCCAGCCTTGCGAGGGGTCGCCGACTGTTCGGCATCGGCCGCAGCAGGCTTGCGCGTGCGCTGAACGAACTCCCACACCTGGTCGGGTGACATCCCGTCGCCCACGGCATCGGCAACGTCCCAGCCGTCAGGCCGTTCGCCAGGCGCCGATATGTCGACGATCTGCACGTCGCAACCCAGGCCGGCCAGGACCACAGCAATCCGCTGCGCAGCCGCCATGCCGGGCTGCTTATGCTCCGGCAGCAACGGCTTGCTGTCGGCATCCACGCCCCGCTCTTTCTCGTCGCGGCTCAACGGCTCGCGCTTGGCGTCGCAATCCGGCCAGATGAGCACCTTGCGGCCCGCCAGATCGCTCCAGTCCGCTTTGTCGACGGCCTTGCTGCCACCGGACCATGTGCACACGTCGGCCCACTCCGCCAGCGCCAGATACGCGGCATCCGCGCACTTCTCACCCTCGACGACGAGCACCAGCTTGTCAGGCCGGGCCGGCACAACGGGCGTGCGACCGAATTGCGGCCAATACAGCGGGCGCGGCTCAGACCACTGCATCCAATGCCACTTCCGCTCACCAGTGACGCCGTGCTGCGCGAACACCAGCGGCAGCACCTCCTTTCCTCCATCGCTCGTCCGGAACCGGTACACGTAGCCCAGCAGCTCGCCCGCCGCGTTGCAGTATGCCCACCGCATCTCCGGCTCGCCGCGGTGGAAATGCCGGCCAGGCGCGGAGACGATCCCGGCCGGCACCGGCACCACCGGTGCCCAATCGGACTTGCGCTGCTGCTTGGCTGGCGCGGCATCGGAAGCCCCGCTCGCGCGCGCATCGTCGCGCGGCGTGATCGTGATGCCCATGCGCTGGGCCAGTTCCTTGCACGCCTCGCCCTGCTCCATCGCCTGCAGGTACGCGTACAGCGAGATCAGATCGCCACCGGCGACGCCGTCAGCAGCGAAGTCCGACCACCGGCCGGTCTGCAGGTTGACCTTGAACGAGCCCCGCTGGTTGTCTGTGCGATTGGGGTTGAGCGCGACCCACTCCGGCCCCTCGCGACGCCCCTCCGGCAGCCATGAGGGCACGAGCATGCTCGCCTGTGCCAGCGCCGCCGCCGCGACGTCCTTGAAGAAGTTCTTCTTCATCGGCAGAAGCACTCCAGGTCAGCGCGCACGCCCTCCATCGTCGCGCGCGCGTCGTAGACGCCCACCAGGTGGCTGTTCGCCCCACGGCGCGCGGCGCGGGCCGCTTCGGTCTCGAACGTCTGGGTGGACGTGCGCACCATCAGTGCCTCACCGTTGCGGACAAACACCGCGAACGGCTCACGCGCGCGGAAGAGGCGGGCCTCGATGCGATCGAGCGCCGCCTTGAACTTGCGCCGGCCGAGCACCTGCCGCGTGGATCGCTGCAGCGTGGCCGCCGTCATGCGTTGCCCCAACCGTTGATGCGCCGCGCGCGCGCCACACGCTCATAGTCGTCGCGGCAGTCGGCATCGCAGAACACGCCGCCGTGCGACACCAGCTCGCCGCAACTGCGGCACACACCGTCCACTCCACGCGCGTCCCGCGCGGCTTGCCGGACCGCGGCAATCTGCTCGGCGAGCTGTTGCTCGGCCTGGTCAGCTGCAATATCGATCGCGTCAGCCACGGCTCACCCCGCTGTCCTTGGCCGCACGCTTGTGCAGCATCTCGCGGAACCGCATGGCGGCGCCGACCAACTGCTCGAATTCGAGCTCAAGCTCGTCCATCTCCTCGTGCGACACGCGTCCGTCAGCCAGAGCCTCGCCGAACTTCTTGCTGATGTCCGCGAGCTCGCTGAGCACGTTACCGTAGGCCCGGTTCAAGTCGGCATCGGTTTGCGGCTCGGTCCTGACGCGATCGATGTCGAGCGCCACCATGCCGTGCCGCCAGCAGAATGCACGGATCGGCAGCTTGGCGTTGGCCACCTTGGCCTCGTCCACCAGTTCGAGCAGCAGCGACACCTGCTCGAAGCTCATGTAATGGGTGTCGACGCCCGGCCGCAGCTTATTGCGCAGCACCGGCGCGGTCATGCCCATGCGCGGCGCCAGGGCGGTGATGCCGCCCGGATAGGCCCGAGCGACGCTGTACAGAACGTCATGCTGATCGATGTCGGAATATTGGTGCCTCACGCTCCCTCCCGATGAAAAAGCCGGTAAACCGGCTCCGTGGTGAACTACTTTTTTATTGCGCTCGCACATAGACTTCCGCCAACCACACAGGAGGGGTCATTCATGCTCGAACCGAAACCAAAGCGTCTACGCAGCCTCACGAGCCGTGAGAAAGCTGTAGCCCGACGCTCGATCAAGCGGGCGAACCGTGCGCGCCGCTGGATGAACACTGCTGTCCGGGCAAGCACGCGGCCGGAATAAGCTCAGGCCAGATCTCTCGCCAGTCATCGGGGCGCAATTCCTGCCGCGTTACCGCGCCGTCAGTTGCACGCTCGATCGCGGTGCACTGCTTTGCGGAAATCGGACGGCGGCCCGAGTGCCATTGATAGACAAGCCCGGCAGAGACACCCAACTGCTTCGCAAGGCGGCTCTGGCTAACTCCTGGGCGGTCGAGATAGTCGGCTAGTTTCATGCCGCAAATAATAGCTGGGCTAGTTAATATGTCAATAGCTTCGCTCGTTGCCAACTTCAATAGCAACGCTACACTCAGGCTCATGAAAGATCCGTCTACGACTCTTGAGAGTTGGCAGATTGAAGATGCTGCCCGCCTGAAGGCGCTGTACAACGAGCGCAAAGGCAAGCTCAGCCAGGAAGAATTCGGCAGCCGCTACGAAATCGGAAGCCAGGGGATGGTCTGGCAGTACCTCAACGGCAGGCGCCCCCTCAACATCAAGGCCGCAGCTGCGTTCGCTCGCGGGCTTGGGGTAGCCGTTGCCGACTTTAGCCCAAAGCTCGCAGCCGAAATGGAGGCACTCACCTCCAGTCTCGTTCTGCCGTCCCTAAATTCGACGGAGGCTCAAGCACGCCAGGAACAGGACGCTCTTGAGGCCGAGCAGCTGGACTGGGAGGCCGAAGAAGGCCGCCAACGCGCGTCGCAAAGCAAGGGTTTTCCGGCCCGCCCGATCTCGGTGTACAACTCGCTCGAAGAACTACCGCCGGAGACCACCGTATTGATCACGCACATCGATGTAGCACTGTCCGCCGGCAACGGCCGCGAGACTTGGCACGTCGAAGAGAAGCAACCACTGCCGTTCCAGGCCGACTACATCCGGCGGCTGGACGCAACGCCGAAGAACTTGGTGGCCGTAAAAGTACGCGGCGACAGCATGGAACCGCGCCTATTCAACGATGACACAGTGGTAGTGGACAAGGCTGACCGGCGCATCCCTGCCAGCGGCGGCGTGTTTGCCCTTGTCTACGCTGGCGAGATGCTCGTAAAACGCCTGTTTAAGCTACCGGACGGATCGATCGACGTGGTCAGTGACAACAGCAAGTACAAGTCGCTGGTGGTACCACCGGAGCAACTCAGCCATGTCGACATCGTGGGCCGAGTTAAGTACCGGTCCGGGATGGGGGATTTTTAGCGAATCCGCTGGTGCGGGAGGAGCAACTTTTCCGTGGCCCGAAACTGCTTAGTTGCGATTGTGTCTATGCTAGACTCACGCACCTAGTTCGGAGAAAGCCATGCAGAAAGACCTCCGCCGCCTCGCGGGTAAGACTTTCGTCCACGGTTTCGTCAAAGGCTTGGGCGCCCCAGGAATGCTGAACGCGCTAAATGCGATGCCGGCTATTCCTAACTTGGAACCCGTTAAAGCGCCTAAGACTCCGGTCCATGTCGCTCTGGCGACCGATTGGTACAAAGTTGGCAAGGACATCGACTGCGTGATCGAGCAACATGACAAAGGCACCGCAACCGCAAAGACGTAAGACGGCAGCTGCGACAACTCGAACCGCCCTTCCAACTCCAAGTTTTCAGCAAGTCCAAGTGGCCCAGCAGATGTACCAGGGCCCAATCCCTCATCCGTCTATCTTGGAGGGGTTCGAGCGACTTGTTCCTGGATCAGCCAATCGCCTGATCGAGATGGCTGAGGCCGAGTCACTTCACCGTCGATCGCTTGAGGATCGGGCGCAGGCAGCCAACATTGCTGGTCAGGAAAAGCAGCTTTTCATCGCCGAATACCAGTCCAAAGTTGTCTTCTGGAGCGATACGATCGGCCAAATCGCAGGCACGGTCGTTTCGTTGGCGTGTATTGCGGGAGCAGTCTGGCTAGCAATGAATGGCCATGAGGTCGCCGCAGGAGCGCTGACCGCGATACCTGGCGCAGCGCTTATTCGCTCCTTCTTTTCCCCAAGAAAGACGCCTACGCCAGCCAAATGATCGAGAAGCCCGCTTTGGCGGGCTTTTTTGCGCCCTATCAAAATAGCAAAGCTATTAAAATAATCAATCAAAACCAACTAGCCTAGCTATTGTTGTTTGCGAATAGCGCAGCTATTATCCCCATCATCCCGTAGCAAATTGCAAACAGATGGGGCAGCAGATGCGAATCCAGAACACAAGCCGAGGCCGCCTCAAAGGCTTTCTGATCTACTTCGTCGCCACCGTAACGGTCATCGCAATCCACGCACTCGCGCTGTATTTCGACGATGCGCCCCAGCATGACCGGCATGTCCGCACCGCGCACCAGCAAGCGTGAGGCCGGCTATGCAACTGACCAAGGTGGCAGAGATCCGCCCCCCGCTTGGATGCAGCAGGGCGCGCAATGCGGTTCGACCGATGTCGGTCGAAGTGAAGAAAGCTGAGAAGTCGCTACTGCGCGTCTGGGTCCGCGGACTGGTAATTGATGCCCAGGTGCGGCGTGACAGCGTCGTACACCTTCGAATCCGCGCACAGAAAGAGGACTGCGGCCTGATGGGGCGCATCCGCCAGCACCTTGCGAACGCGCTGTTTCGCTGTGCCGACGCTTTGCACGCCGGCCAGGATCACCACGCCGTCCGGGTAGTTGAGGACGTGGTGGGCCGAGAGGCGGCCGACGATCTTCTGCCCGATGGGAGAGCACCGAACGTCGTCCAGGGTTGGACCCTGAATGGCGCCGACCGTGACACCCAGCACCAAGCTTTTCTCGTCTACGAGGGTATCGAAGACAAACAGCTGGGTACGCCGGCCGAACTCGTCGTCATGAGCGGCGGGAAGGAAGGTGCTGACGATGCGCATGTTGCCTCGCTGAATGGGGTCGGCTCGATACAGGTCGGTTGCCCACCAGCATATCAAAGCACCCAACCATCCATCGTGGATCGCTTGGCACGCGGCTACTTCAACCGTCACCCGGACCGTGGCCTTCTCGTCGTAGTGCTGCTGTTCGGCCTGGCCGGCGCCATCGCGCCCGCCGCAGACCTGGTCATTGGTGGAGGCCTGTGATGCGCTACTCCGAACGACTCTGGCTGAAAGCCGAAACCGAGGCACTCGCCCGCAAAACCGCGATCGCGCGATTCGAAAAGGACCTCGACGCGCTGGGCGAACTGCTTTCGACCGCTCACTACGAAGGCATCGAGTGGTCGACAACAGATCCGGCCACCTTTGATGACCGCATCCAGTTATTCACCCACAGGGAGGAGTGCTCCGTCGCGCTGCTGCGCTTTCTGCTCGCCCATGGCGGCGTCATTGAGCGGCAGATCGAGAGCACCACAACGTACCGGCACTACACCCTACGACTGCCCAACGTCGCCACTGCCGTGATCCACCTGATCTCCCAGGACACACCGATTCCGGAGGACATAGTGACCGCCACGGCCCCCGCTACCCGTTTGGCTACGCCGTGACCGGCCATGGACCGCATCTACGTACTGCTCGGCACCGTGGCCCTGATGGGCTTCGTGGTGGGGGTTTTCCTGGCCTGGATAGCGAAACAGCAGGGTTACTCGGCCCAGGATGCCGGCCGGTTCAGGGAACGCTCGCGCGCGGCTCGCACCACTGCTGAGCGGGGAGACTGACGTGGCCGCGGCGCCGCTGCCGGATGCCGAGGTCCTGCGCACCTGGCGCGCGCTGCGCATGCGAGGGTCCCCAGCGGACGCCCTGAAGCCCGGGCCGCTGCGCCGCGCGCTGGAAGCCACGTCCCGCGCCATGGCCGCGCGCGCGCCAACGAGCCGCCCGCCAACCCTTCGACGCCAAACGCGCCCAAGCCAACGATTTCGACTAGCGCCACGCCGCGCGGCGCATCCGTGCGCGGCATCCATTGGGAGGACAACGTGTCCGCCAGACCCATCACCGACACCCTCCGCCACATCGGCGGCGGCGTGTTCATCGATACGGCCAGCGACAAGATGAACGAGCTCGTCACGGCCGTGGACGCCTCCGGCAAGGCCGGCAAGCTGACGCTGGAGGTGACCGTCAAGAAGGCCACGCGCGGCGGCGCCATGCACATCACCGGCAAGGTCACGCTGAAGAAGCCGGCCGAAGACGCGATGGAAGCGATGCTCTTCGCGACCCCGGACGGCAACCTCGTGGCCGACGACCCCCGTCAGCAGAAGCTGGACCTGAAGAGCGTCGCCACCACGACCGACGCCGCGCCGTCCGCGCTCAAGACGGCGTAACCCCCACCTACCCCACGCGGGACACCACCACCATGGAACAGCATCCTAACCTGGCCGAGACCCTGGCCAAGGAAATGAAGCACCCCGTCGAACTCCTCACGGGCGCGCCCGGCGCAGTGCGCCGCGTGGCACTGCCGCCCGACTGGAAACTGGAGACGCACGACGACGAGAACCGCCTGCGCGCGCCGCTGCGCAAGCGCGCCAAGGTCAAGCTGCTGGACGCGGACAGCTTCATCGACTACGTGAAGCGCCACGGCTCGCTGACGGACAGCACGATCTGGGGCAACGCCGACTATAAGGCGGGCAGCGTCGGCTTCGTCGCCATCGTCAACGACCACGGCGAGGATGAAGACAAGCCGCAGTGGCGCGACCACCTCGCCCGCTTCAGCCCGGAGTTCAGCGAGGAGTGGCGGCGCTGGTTCGGCCAGAACCGGAAGCCGATGAGCCAGGCCGAGTTCGCCGGCTTCATCGAGGAGAACCTCAAGGACATCGCCAGCCCGGACGGCGCCGGCCTGCCGACGGGCGCGCAGATGCTGGAGATGGCCCTGTCGTTCGAGGCCAACCAGGACATGCGGTTCAAGAGCGCCATCCGCCTGTCGAATGGCGGCGTGCAGATGTCGTTCGTGCAGGACGACGACGACCAGACCCTGGCGAAGATGCAGCTGTTCGAGCGCTTCGCGGTCGGCATCCCGGTGTTCTGGAACGGCGACGCCTACCGCATCGACGCCCGGCTGCGCTACCGCGCGCGGGACGGCAAGGTCAGCTTCTGGTACGAACTCATCCGCCAGGACAAGACGCTGGAGGCCGCGACCACCACGCTGATCGCCACGATCCGCGAGAAGACCGGCACGCCCTTCTTCTTCGGCGAGCCCTTCGCCCAGTAACCACCACGCCCGCGCGCCGCCGGGCGCGCGGGCTGCCCATCGAGGACAGCCCATGTTGATCGGATTCACCGGCCGCGCCCAGGTCGGCAAGGACACCGCCGCCGCGCACCTGCGCGCCGCCCACGGCTTCCGCCAGATCGCGTTCGCAGACCCGTTGCGCGCCATGCTGCAGACGGGCTTCGGCCTGACCGCCAAAGACTTCGAGCCCGGCCGCAAAGAAGAGCTGCTGCCGCTGATCGGCAAGTCCCCCCGCCAGCTCATGCAGTCGATGGGCACGGAGTGGGGCCGCACGCTGGTATCGCCCGACGTGTGGGTGACGCTGGCCGAGGGGCGCATCCGCGCCGAGCTCTTCGCAGGCCACAGCGTTGTCGTGTCAGACGTCCGCATGGAGAACGAGGCCGACATGATCCGCCGCGCCGGCGGCGTCATCATCCACCTGCACCGGGCCGCCGCGCGCCGCGTGGCCGAGCACAGCAGTGAGCACGGCATCGACTTCGCCCACGGCGACATCGAGATGTTCAACAACGGTCGCCCGGCAGATCTGTTGGGGCAGCTGGACGACTACGTCAGCGAAGTAACGACGGCGCTGGGCGAGGTGGAATCGTGAGCAGGCGCTGCCACCATCGCGGCCGGCCCGCGCGCGAAACGGGCGCCCTGCCGTCGGTTATCCGCTTCAGCCGCGGCGCCGAGGTGCAGCTGCAACTGGTGCCGCACGTCGAACTCGAGAAACTGCGCGACGGCACGGCCACCGAAGAAAGCTGGCACACCCTGGCCTTCCGCATCAATGTCGGCCAGGTGCTGGCCCAGCAGTATTTCGCCCACGTTGGCGATGTGCTCGACGCGATGGCGCGCGGCGTTGTTGCTGTCGCCGAGGTCGGCAAGCGCTTCCGGCGCGTCGGCCGCTTCGGCTGCACCGGCGACGAGTTCCGCGCGATCGGCGCCGCGCTCACCCTCACCGACGACATGCAGGAGGCGACTACGCGCCGCCAGCAGCTGCATGCCACCCAGACCGTCTACGCCCTCGCCACGCAACGCGGCGCTGCCGCCGCCGGCGAACTCCTACCCACGAGGCACGCATGACCTGGATCCTCACCGCAACCGGCAAGCACTTCGACTACGCCGACCCGAAGCCCGAGCAGATCGACATCCTAGACATCGCCCAGGCGCTCTCCCACGAATGCCGCTACGGCGGCCACGCACGCCGCTTCTACAGCGTGGCACAGCACAGCGTGCTCGCCAGCCAGATCGTGCCGCGCGAACACGCGCTCGAGGCGCTGCTGCACGATGCGCACGAGGCGTACTGCAAAGACATCCCCCGCCCGCTCAAGGCCCTGCTGCCCGACTACCGCGCAGTCGAGGCCCGCGTCGACGGCGTGATCCGTGCGCGCTTCGGCCTGCCCGCCAAGCTGAGCGATGCGGTCGCGACCGCCGACCTGGTGCTGCTCGCTACCGAGCGTCGCGACCTGATGCCCAACGACCCCACGCCCTGGACAGTGCTGGATGGCATCGAGCCGCTCGCGCGCCGCGTGAACACCGTGCACCCCGAGCGCGCGCAGGCGATGTTCATTCGCCGTTGGGTCGAGCTGGGAGGCGCCCAATGCTGAGCGAGTACGAAATCTATGCCATCGCAGCGGCCCTGTGGTGGCTTGTCGGGTTCGTCACCGTCGTGTGGCGCCGTGCGCGCGTGCAGTCGCGACTCACTGTGGGAGACCTTTGCGTGGGAGCAATGGTTGCCATCGCTGGCGCCATGATCCCCGTCCGTCTGCTCGTCGATCGATTGGAGCGCAGCGGTGTGCTGGAGACGACTATCTGGCGCGGCAGGGAGGGAGACAAGGAATGATTCGAGACCAGTTCCTGCTCGACATCGAAAACGAACTCATCGTTGACTTATTCGCGGGCGGCGGCGGCATGTCCACCGCCATCGAAATGGCGCTCGGCCGGCACGTCGACATCGCCATCAATCACGATGCAGACGCCATCGAGATGCACAAGGCGAACCATCCGCAGACGACGCACTACTGCTCGGACGTGTTCGAAGTGTGCCCGCGCAAAGCCACGCAAGGGCGCCCCGTCGGCCACCTGCACGGCAGTCCGGATTGCACTCACTTCAGCCAGGCCAAGGGCGGCCAGGCACGCAGCCGCAAGATCCGCGCGCTCGCCTGGGTCATGGTGCGCTGGGCCGGCCAGATCAAGCCTCGCTCTTTCAGCATGGAAAACGTCCATCAGATGAAGATGTGGGGGCGACTGATTGCCAAGCGCGACAAGGAAACGGGCCGCGTGGTCACCCTGGATATGGTGCCCTGCCTCCTGACCGGGAAGATGGTCAACCGGGTGGCCAACCCCGGCGAGCGGGTGCCCGTCAGCAATCAATTCCTGGTCCCGGACCCGAAGGACGCGGGCAGGACGTGGCGCCACTTCGTCCGCATCTTCGAGGGCATGGGCTACGATCTGAAAGTCGGAAGTCTGGTTGCCTGCAACAACGGCGCCGGCACCACGCGCGACCGCATGTTCGTGTTCGGCCGGCGCGACGGCCGGCCCATCCACTGGCCTCAGCCGACGCACGTAGAGAAGCCTACGAAGGGGCAAAAGAAGCGCGTCTCCGCGTCCGACAACATCGATTGGAGCATCGACTGCCCGTCGATCTTCAACCGCAAGAAACCGCTGGTTGACGCCACGATGCGGCGGATTGCCAAGGGCATGAAGAAATTTGTGCTCGACAGCGCAGATCCTTTCATCGTCCCCGTGACGCACCAGGGCGGCGACCGCGTGCACGACATCCGCGACCCGCTGCGCACAATCACCGCAGCGCACCGCGGCGAACTGGCGCTCTGCGCCCCGCATCTGGTGAAGTTCCGCGGCGACCACATCGGCCAGCGCGTCACGGAACCGTGTCCAACGATCACGTCGGGCGGCGGCGCGAAGCGACCGGCAGGCGCGGCACATGCACTCGGCTTGGCTGCGGCGAGCCTGATCCAGGTCGGCTATGGAGAGCGTAAGGGCCAAGCCCCTCGCGTTCTGGATCTCCTGGAGCCGCTCGGCACTGTCGTCGCTGGCGGCATCAAGCATGGGCTGTCGACGGCCTTCCTGGCACAGGCGAATGGTGGCTTCAACACGACGCCAGGCCATGACGCCCGCGAGCCGGTATCGACGATCACCAACACCGGCAGCCAGCAGCAACTCGTGGCGGCCAACCTGGTGACGTTGCGGAGGAACTGCGACGGGCGCGACGTGGAGGAGCCGCTGGGAACGATCACGGCCGGTGCCGAGCACCATGGCCTCGTCAAGTACCGGCTGAGTCGAGAACACGAGGAAGGTGCCCTGCGGTGCGCCGCGTTCCTCATCAGCTACTACGGCACGGACAACATGCGCGCCCTGGACGAACCGCTGGCCACGATCACCACCCGCGACCGGTTGGCGCTGGTGACTGTGTGGATCAAGGGCGAGGCATGGGTGGTTGTCGACATCGGGCTCCGAATGCTGACTCCGCGCGAGCTGTACAACTGCCAGGGTTTTCCTCCCGGATACATCATCGACCGGGGCGCGGACGGGCGCGTTTTCAGCAAAAGTGCCCAGGTGAAGATGGTTGGGAACAGCGTCAGCCCGCAGCCCGGCCGTGCGCTGATCGCTGCCAACTGCATGGACTTGGCTGCGTGGACCACTTCGGAACTCGGCCGTGCCGAGGCGATGGCCGCGTGACGGGGAAGCGATGAAAGCTCTATCCATTCGCCAGATCCGCCGTGCGACCACCATGCAGCCTCATCCATCTTGCAAATACCAGAGAGGCAGCATGACGACTGACGCCCCAAGCCAGATCACTCGGCGAGTTGGGCGACAAGCTGTCGCCCTACCTCATAGCCCTGGCGCTCTGCCTCTTCGCAGGTTGGCCAAACCTGATCGTGCGACCGTCGGCGCGGAAGCTTGGCAACCCCATCCCGCAGGACGTCCACCATGTATTCCCAAGCCCCGCCGGGACCATGCTGCACGCACAGGACAGCAACATCGTACCCCTCAACCTCAAAAACTCGCTCGTGACTATCGAATGGCATGGCAGCCCCTCCCTTTAACGAATCGGAATCCCCTTAAATGCCCAGTTACGACTAGATCATGCGCGACAAGCATATGTGCTGGAATACCCTACCTCAAATCGCCCCGCTGAAGCGCTGCTTCCATGGTCAGCTATGGGTGGTGGAGTTCAGGAGAGTCATTGCCGCCGACAGGAGAGGGGTGACGTGATTCGGTTCGTGACAATCGCAAAGTTCTGCGAGATGACAGGCCTCACACCTGCCGCCGTATATACGCGCAAGTGCAAAGGGATCTGGCCTGAGGGTGTGGTTTGGCGCTACGAGCCAGGCACCAAGAAAATTCTGATGGACGTGGAGGGGTATAACCGATGGGTAGAAAAGGGACAGGAGTCACTATCGTTTCCGACTCCAGCTATGAAATCGCCTTCACCTATAAGGGCAAGCGCTGTCGGGAGCGGGTCAAAGCGAAGCCCTGTCCTGCCAACACTCGAAAGCTGATCCAGTTCCGTGCCGCAGTGCTGCACGCGATCGAAAAAGGCGAGTTCGACTATGCAAAGACCTTTCCCGATTCCAGGCACGCTGCGGCCCTCGCCGACCGGCCTGGCGACGTTCAAACAGTCGAGGACTATTTCGACAAGTGGCTCAAACGAAAGAAGGTCGAAATCAAGGCCTCGACCTACAAGGGCTACGAGCTGATCGTCAATCGATGGGTCATTCCCAAGTTCGGGAAGCTGGCCCTATCCGACATGAAGCGCGCACAGATTCGGGACTGGCTGGCAACGATTGACGCCAGCAAAAAGAAAAAGGTCTCCAATAAGCGGCTGTCGAATATCCAGAGCTGCATGCGGTCAGCGCTTGGCGACGCGGCAGACGACGAGCTGATCGACGCAAATCCGCTGGCCGGCTACACCTACGCGCGTGCCGAGCTGCCGGCGGAGGGCCAGGACAACGACGAAATCGACCCGCTCTCACCTGCTGAGCAGGCGGCCGTGCTCGCGAAGCTGGGCATCGGCAACCGCAATATGGTTCAGTTTGCACTCTGGACCGGATTGCGCACGTCCGAACTGATCGCCCTGAACTGGTCCGACATCGATTTCGTCGGTGGTTACGTGCGCGTACGCCGTGCACTCACTCGGGAGGCAAAGGGAACCGCCGAATTTCCGAAGACCGCCGCCGGCCGGCGCGACATTCGCCTGCTCAGGCCAGCAGTTGAGGCCCTGCAGGCGCAGAGGCCGCTGACCTTCCTGACGGAGCTCGATGGCCCCATCTTCAAGACGCGCGCTGGCGAGCGCTTCACTGGATCACACCAGATCTGGCGCATCTGGCAGGCAGCACTCAAACGAGCCGGAGTGCGCTACCGCAACCCCTACCAGACCCGGCACACCTACGCGTCGATGATGCTGTCGGCCGGCGAGCACCCTATGTGGGTGGCCAAGCAGATGGGGCATGCTGACTGGACGATGATCGCGCGAGTCTACGGCCGGTGGATGCCATCGGCGGATGCCGAGGCCGGCACCCGGGCCGTGGAGAAATTCGCTGGCGAGGCTGGCAAATTACCTGTCAAATCGAGCGCAAAACTGGCAAAAATCAGCTAA